AGCGGCGCGCGCCCGATCTTCACGAGGCGTATCCCGTGATCTCGACAGATGCGTCCTCGATCGTGACCGGATTCGCGTCCGCAAATCGCAGGCGAAACGCGCGCTCCCTGGACGATCCGAGACGAGTCCAGAACACGCGAGGCCGCGTGCCAATCAGCCCCAAACTCGCAATGCCGCCGAACACACGAAACGGCAGCCCGTCATCGCCCAGGTACAACGTGACACCTGGGGATGCCTGATTGCCCGTCTGTTCGACCTTCGTGCGATAACGCACCTCGAGGCGGTTGAACGCGAGGCGCTTTGCATCGTCGTACACCGCGCCGAAATCGATGTCGTCCGTGCGGGTCGTCTGATCGAACTCGGCGCACGTGCCGGCCGACAGATACCCGAGCATGCCGTCGGCGGCGCGCTGGACGTACACGCGCTGATACACCTCGGTCGCCCCGAGCACGTTCCAGTACGCGAAACCGACGCTAGCACGCTCATGCCACTCACCGGTGGCCGAGTCATAGACCCACGTTGCCGCATCGGGGAACGTGAGCACATAGAACAAGTGCCCGTTCCACGAATACGAGAATCCGTAGGCGCTCGTCACCGAGGCATAGGAGCGAATCGCCTGCTCGACGCCGTGCTGCGACACGCGCAGCGGCGTCGCACCATCGAGCCTGCGCACCGTCAGGTCGGACGCGAGCCAGAAAACGCTATTATCCTGCTTCGCAAAGCTCTGCCCCGCCGCGAGCCCGATTTCGATGACGCCAGTCGAAGGCGTGCGCTCGAACGGGAAAGACGACAGCCCCGCGTTGTACCAGGACTCGATCGTGCGCGTGCCACCCAAGAGCACTTCGCGGTGGTCGACGATGAGCCCCACCAGCGGATCGGGCGAACTCTCGGCCGTGGCGAAGTTCAGCGACGGCCATGTTTTCGCGTCCTGCAAGGCAGAGCTTGCGAATTGTCCGGTCAGGTCAGCCCGCGTGCCGAGAATGTACCCATCGAGCGGCGCAATCGTCGAAATGCCCGTTTTGGCCTGCGTGATGGCCGAACCATCCCACACGTACACGTTGCCGTCAGCACAGATGGCGAGTTCGCTCGCGTTGTCCGCGAACGTGACGCGCGACACGCCTGGGATGACCCCGAGCGTCGTGACGGCTCCGCCCTGATTCATCGTTATCAGAGACGTGCCGCAGACGGCGTATAAGACATCCTTGTGTGTGTACAGTCCGCGCCCCGCGCCTAGCGATGGCGCGGCAGCGGTCACAATACCCGGCGCGCGTGTGAGCTGCACCGGACCCTTGGCGTCCCCCGCAGGGGCTGCCTCAGGGTAGAAATTCAGTAAACGTGAACTCGACTGCGGCCGGTACGAGTTGAGCGGAAGCGGAAGTCTCATTCGCCGAATGTCGCATTAGCCGTCGGTGCTACGCCCTCGAGCGTCACCGGCTGCGGCTGCGTGACGTTTCGCACCAGCACACGCCGCGAGTCCTCGTAAGCCGCCGCCATCAGTTCAGTGACCGGCTTGTCGTACTCCATCGCGAGCAGCAGCACGAGTCCGCACTTGATCGCCTGCGTGGCGTCCGGTTCTGTGTACACGGTCTCGGTGCCGGACTCGACCTTCGAGTACCCCACATCGATGCCGTCGCGCTCCCACTGCGCCATCATGTCGTTCAGCGTTTCGATGTGCTGCGCGACCTGTGTCGCGGTCGGCGCATCGGCTTCGGAAATGATCGACAGCCGCCGCAACACCGCTGCGATGAGTTCGGATGCGGTCATGTGCCCTCGAAAGAAAGGGGGCCGGTTTGCAGTCCCGGCCCCGTGAGAGGATCAACCGTCAGCGTGGATGCGGCAGGCGAGCTGCGGACGCAGCGCCGCCGAGCCAAAGAGAATATCCAACCGACAGGGGAACGAACGATCCGAGATGCTGAAGTCACGCACGATAGAGACGGAGATTCCGTCCACCGTCGCCCGAGCAGCCATGTCGGTGCCCTGCGGCAGCGGCAGATCCGCCGTCGCAAACGTGAACGCATCGCGGTAGAACGCAAGCGAACTGTTGAGCAGTTCCGATGCGCCCGCGCCGACCTTCGTGACTGCCGAGTTGTCGGCCACCGTGTTCGACACGTTCTGCAACGCGCCAGTGGCCACAACGGACGGCGAGATCGCGAGCGAGGTCGCCGACGCGCCCGAGTTCGCCGTGATCACGAACCGCTGCAACTGACCAGTGGACACCTTCGTCTCCGGGTGCACGCTGTTCACGCCCGCGAAGGTGATCACATCACCCACAAGGAACGTGGTCGTGCCGGTATCGACCGTGATGGTCGCGCCCGACTGCGTGGCACCGTTCGAGAGGTAGCCCGTGGACTTCGCCGCGGTGCCGGTCGTGTGATCCGAGAAGATCGTCGACTCTTTCACATTGAAGCCCTGAATGAGGCCGAGGCTGCCTTCCTCGTACGCTTCCTTGATCTGCGTGGACGAGTGGAACAGGCCCTTGGTCGCGTTCTGGTACTTCGTGGTATGAGTCGGCGAGAGGATCAGCGTCCGCTTGTCGAGCGGGGCGAGGTTCTCCGTCAACTGCTGGCGAGCCTGCGAGATGTGCGTGAAGTCGAGCGCCGCCGCGTCACCGTCAACGATGTTCCACACCTTCTGATAGAGGTTTGCGAAAGTGACGGCCTCGACCGCGGCACCGAGTACCGACACCGCCGGCTCGATGATCCGCTCGCTGAAATCGTCCAGTGACAGCGTGAGTTCCTGAGACGTGAAGCTCAGGTCCACGCCGCGAACCGTCGACACAGGCAGATCGACCTTCTGCTCAACAGTATCCTGCGCCGCGTACGTGAGGCCGGATCGCACCGTGTACTGGTTCGGCATGCGGACCCTGAGCGTGTCACCGATCTTTCGGCCCTGTCGGCCGAACTCGTCGTCGTACTGACGGTTCATCGATCCGATGAAGTTCATCTTCTGGTGCAGAACCATCGCGGCCTTGCGCGTGATCTGCGAAATGGTCAGGAGTGTATTCGGCATTGAAAATTACCTTTTGCGTGCAAGCCTTTTTCTCTCCGCCCTCACCCACTCCTCATCCGAGAGCGCATCGCCGCTCGCGTCCGTGGTTCGCACGGACGCAGCGCCGTCGCTCGGATCGAGTCGTGGCGTGGGAGGCGGGGCCTTGCTGACTGCGGGAGGTTTCGCCTTCTCGGCCTTCAGCCGTTCGGCAATAGCGCCTAGTTCTGCGCCGGCAAGTCCCGGAGGTAACTGCGCAATTTGCGCCGCTACGTCCCTGTTCTTGCCGAGGTAGTACGCGATGGCAGGGCCATCAGCGCGAGCACCGAGAACGTCGGCCATGATCTGAGTGATCGGTAGATCACTCTGCATGACGACATCATCGAAATCGGGCGCGTCCTTTCGGAACGCCTCGACCCGTTCGCGCCATTCACTCTCGCGCTTAACCGCTGCCGTTTTCTCGCGCTCGCGCGCGAGTTCTTCAGCAACCGCCTGCTTGGCTTCGGCTCGCGCCTCGGCTCGCAGGTGTTCGGCATAGCGAGCCTCGTCGTAGTCAAAGTCTTTCAGCGACTTCGGCGTAGACGGAGGCTGCGCGGGTTTTTCCTGCTGTTGCAGTCGCGCGCGAAGTTCATCGCGCTCGCGCTCGGCAGCTTCCCGCGCCCGTCGTTCGGAGTACTTGTCCCGTGTCAGCTCATCGAACCGCTTCTGAATACCGGCTTTCGCCTTCTCAGTCGCTTCGTCGGGTTCGACAACGGCAGGTGCCGAGGCTGCGTCCTGTTTCGGCTCGACACTCTCGTCCGAGGCGTCGGGCTTCACATTCTCGTCGGCAATAGCAGGCTCTACGGCCTGATCGGTCGTATCGTTCATCGGAGTGGATTGCTTGCCCCGTGAACCTCACGGGTAAGGGTTCTGTGTCAGTCGATGGCGAGCGCCATCAGGACTGCGAATTCTTCCTCCTCGGCGAGTCGCGCGAGTTCGCGCGCCAATCGCTCGAGATGGGCCTGAGTCGCGGCCCTGCGCGCGGCATCGAGTGCGCGCTGTGCAGCAGTGGAACCTAGATCCACCTGCCCGTAGTCGCGGACCAGCGCGGCCAGGCGCTCGAATTCAGCCCGTTTCGCGGCTGCGCGTTCTGAAGCGCGAAACTCGAGCGCGATCTGCCGCGTAACGGCGTCGGCGATGCGCTGGCTCTCGGCCTCGCGCTCGTCCTCGTCATCTCGTTCGCGCTCGCGGCGTCGTCGGTGCACTTCATAGTGCCCCCAGAAGCCACCCGAGACTGGCTCGGCACCGGTCAGAACCGTCGGCGCATGGCCGACGAGTGACAGCAGCCCGACCGGCACGTCAACGATGACGCCGCCGCCCGTGAGCACCGTCGGCGCGTAGCCGTCCAGCGACAGCAGCCCCACAGGGACCGCAATCGTCTTGTGATCGCTCGCGACAACGGTCGGGACCAACCCGGCCAGGACCAGCGCACCGGCTGGCACGTCAATAAATTGATTCGCCGTCGCGACGACGGTCGGCGTGAGACCGCCGAGAGACAGCGCGCCGACGGGCACATCGACGAGGGTGTCGACTGGTCTGACGAATGCGCCGTAGCGCATCTGAGGCGCGGCCGACAGCCCAAGCTGTGTATACGCCTCAGTGAAACCACGAAAGATCCCCTCGAGCGGGATCGGCGGATTCGGGTCGTGCCCGACGAGCACGGGCTGCCATTGCAGCTGACCGCGAAAGAAAAAACTGCTGGTCGCCGAAAAATTCATGGCGACTTAGCCGTGAACTGCTGTAATCGTCCCGCTGTACGTGGTCGCCGTCGTGGCGGGTTTCGGCATTTCGAGAAACGCCATCGCCGCGTCATCGAAGATGCGCACCAGATTGAAAGCCGTATTCAGGCCGTCGATGATGCAAACCATGTTCGCGACCGGGCACGTCAGGAACGCGAGCGGATGGCCAATGACAAAGTTGATTTCGCCCGTCGCCACGGTCGCAGAGCACTGCATCTGCGCCAAGTCCATGACGCCCACATCGCTGCCGCTCAGCGGCATGAACCACTGCCCGACCGGATGATCCAGCCGTCGCACGATCGCGCCCGAGTTACCGGTCAGCGACGGGAAACTCTGCGCGTCGGTGCCCGCCTGGTTTCGGTACTGACACACTGTCCAGTTGTGAGCGGTCGTCGCGAGCGCGACGCTGCCGACTTCGACGAACGCAAAACTTCCGCCCGCGTAGTCGGCCGCCGTCGCGGTCGAGGACTGATAGCGCGTCGGCACCCCAGTCACCGACTCGGTGGACGAGCTGTTCATTGTCTTGGCCACGTCGAAAATGCGGTCGTACAACAGCAGCGAATTTGCCGCCACGGACGACGTGACCGCCGCCATGATGAAATGGCGCGTGTCGGTGCTCACGTTGTCGATCGGGAAAGCGCCGGTCGTCGAGTCATAGCAAGCGCGACCGCCAGGGGCCGCAGAACCGTTGGCCCCGGCTGGCGGCAGGTTGCCCAGACCCCACAGGCTATTCGTCACGTTGACGACGCCCGTAGCGCCCACCTTCTGAAAGTTATAGGCGCGCCGCTTTCCCGTTGAGGCTTCCGAAATCAGGTCCGACAGCGACGAGAAACCGGCCATGCCGGCCTGTCGCAAGTGTCGATTGCGAAAGCGCGCGCGGTTGCCGCGTCGCACCGCATCGGCGGCCCGATCGAGTGCGGCGGCTTCCGCGCCGCCGTCCACGCGGCCCACGAAGTCACCGCCCGCCGCAGCGAACACGTCACCGGGGACGCCAGCGAGCGCAATCGGCGGGCCGTACCAGTCGCGCATCGCCCTCGAGACGTTCGCCACGTTGTCGGCACCGAGCCAGCGTTCGAGCCGCTGTGAGTGCGTGGACTTCGGCGGCGCTTCACGAAGCCTGATGGTGCGCAGCCAGGACTTCACGACCGAGTAACCGTCACGATCCCGCTTGCATTCCATTGCAGCGTCAGCGTGTTGAGGTTCGTCACAGTGACATCGGCCGGGGTCGTGTCGAGCAAGATGTAGGCGATCAGCGGGTCAACCAGCGAGTTGAACGTGCCCAAGAGCCTCAGCACCGCATAACGCGCCGTGATCGAGCCGCCGGAAGCAGTCCACACCACATCAGCCGCGTCGAGTGTCGCCACCGCTCCCGAGCGGTTCCACGTCACCGAAGTCAGGCTCTGCCCGCCGTTCGTGTAACCGTTGGCGGTAGACAGTTCGTTCGTGGCGTCGGCGTACACCTCGTTCGTCGTCTGCGAGGGCGAGTACGAGGACGTATGAAGCGATGCGCGCACGGTCGCACTCGATAGGTCGACGGCTCGGGCGATGTTGTGCGCAAACGTGTTGTAAACGCTGATCGAAGCGGCCATTTACTGCACCATGTCAGGCATTTCCTGAATCTCTCCAACCAGCCGACCGTTCACGCGCTCGACGCTGACAATGCGGCGCTTGGGCGGATTCGCGACGACCACCTGCGGGGCCTGCTTCGCCTGAATGTCGGCGATCACCGCCGCCGCCTGCGTCATGAACTGCGCGGCCATTGACTGAATGTCCGCCACAGCCTTTTGCACTTCGGCCGCGAGCGATTCGCGATCGGTCGCGTTCTTCTCGCCCTCGGCTGTGACGCCGGCCTGCGCCTGCTGCATGACGAGTTCGGCTTCCCGGCGCGTGATCTCGGCGAGTTTCTTCGCCACTTCCGCATCGAACTGCGCGCGCTTGGCCTCGAGCTGCGCGATCTGCTTGTCGATCTCGGCGGACTTCTGATCCGCCTCGGCCGCGGCTGCGGTCACAAGTTGGCCCTGCTGCTGCACCTGCTGCATGGCCTGTTCGGCCTGCGCCATGAGCGCAGCCACCTCGGGCGGCACATTCTTGCCCTTGCCGATCATTTGCTGGATCTGCGGCGGCAGTACGGCCTGCATGCGCTCGGCGATCTGCTCGGCGTAGGGCAAGTCAATCGATTTCATGATCAGATCGCCCGCGACACCCGCGAGCTGCGGAACTGACGCCAGCATCTGCGTGTAGGACTCGGCCGCCTCCTGTCGCTGCGTGGCGAACGACGGCCCCACAGTCACCGTCACGTCGTACTGGCCACGAGCCAGGTCATTCAGCGCCTGTTGCGTGCCCTGCGGGCCGATCGCCATCGTGTTGATGCGCGCGTAGTCCTCCACGCCATCGGCCCCCAGGATGCGCACCGTGCGCTCGGTGTCGTAAATGCGCGGGATGAGATCGATCAGGATCTCCCACGTGCGGCGAATTCCCTTCGCCAGGTTGTCCATGTAGTTGAACGTCGCGAT